TTGGTGGCGCAGGAAGAGCAGTAGCCATTACTGGTTCATCAGTTACTTACGCTGGCGGCGGAGGTGGCGGCGCTGGCTATCAAGGCGATGTTCAAACAAATATTTTCTTTGCAGGCGGCGCTGGTGGCGGTGGAAATGGTGGAACAAATACTGTTGGTAATCTAAACGGTGTATCAGGTACAGCAAATCTTGGTGGCGGCGGTGGCGGTGCTGGCGGCGTAGGCAACGGTACCGAAACAGCAGCAACTGCGGGTTCTGGTGGTAGCGGTGTAGTCATTTTGCGTTATCCACTTGCTAACACAATCACTCTCGGTGCAGGGTTGACAGGCACAACAGCAACTGACGGTTTATTCAAAGTAACCACAATCACCGCTGGCACAGGAAATGTGAGTTGGGCATAATGGCTGCTATAGATTTTCCTAACTCGCCAACTCCTGGCGACACATTTACTGCAAGTAATAAGACTTGGGTTTACCTTGATGGTAAATGGACACTTCCATCCGTTGATGGTTTAGTCACATCAATTAGTTCTGCAACATCTGGGCAGTTTCTAAAATGGAATGGCTCTGCATGGGTTAACGACACGATTGATTTAGGCGCAGATACAGCAGGAAGTTTTGTTGCCTCGCTAGTTGCAGGAACTGGTGTAACGCTCGCCAATAACTCTGGTGAAGCCTCGACACCGACAGTAACCGTTGATACGACAGTTATTGCACCACTTGCCTCTCCAACATTTACGGGCACAGTTTCTGGTGTAAGTAAAACAATGGTTGGACTTGGAAACGTGGACAACACTTCTGATACGAATAAACCAGTTTCTACTGCTGGACAGACAGCGCTTGACCTTAAAGCAAACTTGGCTTCACCGACTTTCACTGGGACGCCAACTCTTCCAACAGGAACTATTGCCGTAACTCAAACTGCTGCTGATAATAGTACCAAGGTTGCTACTACTGCTTTTGTTCGTGGAGAAGTTACTGCGCTTGTCAATAGTGCTACTGCAACGCTCGACACCCTTGGAGAAATTGCTACTGCACTTGGAAACGATGCAAACCTTTCCGCAACGCTTACTACCAGTATTGGACTCAAAGCGCCGCTTGCTTCACCAACTTTTACGGGAACAGTAACAATCCCAACTGGTGCATCAATTACTGCCCCTACTGGTTTAGTAAAGGGCGATGTTGGTCTTGGCAATGTTGACAATACATCGAACGCCACAGAACGTGCAGCAACTGCAACCCTAACAAACAAGACACTTACATCTCCTGTAATTAATACTCCGACGGGAATTGTCAAGGGAGATGTTGGTCTGGGTTCAGTAGATAACACTGCTGACACAGCAAAACCAGTTTCAACTATTCAGCAAACTGCTCTCGACCTGAAAGCAAACCTTGCTTCACCGACATTCACGGGGACAGTTACAGTTCCAACGCCCACCAACAACACTGATGCCTCAACCAAGGCATATACCGACGCGATTGTTACTGCAGCAAAAATTATTACTGCTGCTGGTGGGGATGGCACTAACGGACAAGCCCTGACAACCAATGGTGCTGGAACTTTAGATTTCACCACAATCGTTGGGACAACAGAAGCATCAATCATCAGCGCAGTTGGCGCCGATGGTGCCGCTGGCTCAGTTCTTAAAACTAATGGGTCAGGAGATTTGTCTTTTGGTGATGTTGCCCTTGGGACAAATACTTCTGGTAGTTATGTTGAGTCATTGGTTGCCGGAACTGGTGTTACCCTCACAAATAATTCAGGTGAGGGTGCCACACCAACCGTTGCTATTGGTCAGGCAGTTGCTACAAACTCCAATGTCACTTTTAATGACTTGACTGTTAGTGGAAATCTTATAGTTTCAGGAACTACAACTTCAATCAACACGGAAACAGTAACCGTTGATGACAACATAATTGTTTTAAACAACAACGCCACGGGCGCTCCTTCGGTTGATGCTGGCATAGAAATTGAGCGAGGCTCATCAACCAATGTTTCACTTCGTTGGAATGAAACTAACGATAAATGGGAATTTACTAACGACGGCTCAACCTACACAAACTTAGGTGCGGGCGGTGCAACAATTTCTGACACGCCACCTGCTTCACCAGTTGCTGGTCAAGTTTGGTTTGAATCTGATACCGCTAAAACATTTGTTTATTACGACTCATCATGGGTAGAGATTGGTGCAGGTAGTAACCCTGCGGCACTTAATGACGTTGGTGATGTCACAATCACTTCTGCGACAAGCGGTCAGTTCTTGAAATGGAATGGAACTGCGTGGGTGAACGACTCAATTCCCACCATCAACACACTTGATGATGTTGGCGATGTCACAATTACATCTGCAACATCAGGACAAGTATTACAATGGAACGGTACAGCGTGGGTGAACGCAGTTGGATTTGCAGGTAACAAACAGGCGATTCTCGGTAGTCAAATATTCGGTTAATATAGGAGACACATGTCAACATTTGATAAACTCATTCTTTCTGGTTCCACGAACGGTAGAGGTATTGCCGTCGCCGCTACAGCCACAACAGGAACGACAATTCACGCAACGGGCACGTCTAATACGATTCTTGACGAGGTCTGGTTGTATGCAAATAACATTCATTCGTCTGCTGTTACTTTGACAGTTGAGTTTGGTGGCACTACTGCAACATCAGATTTAATTCAGTTGTCTATTCCTGCTACGCCGTCAGGTTTGTATGTTATTGTCGCTGGTTTACTTTTGCGTGGCACGGGTTCAGCGGCTACAACTATTACAGCGTTTGCTGGAACGGCATCAAAAATTGAGATTTTCGGTTTCGTAAACCGAATCACCTGATAGGTCGTATCAATGAGATACGGTGAACGAACTCGTACTGGCGAACCCTTGTCAGGATTTGGGCGACGACCTATAGTGCCGCCACCTCTACTTGTTGATTATCTTATTGTCGGGGGTGGTGCTGGCGGTTCACGCAATGTTGGTGGCGGTGGTGGTGCTGGCGGTTATCAAACTAATTCTATATTATTAGCAAGTACACAAACCTATGCAATAACTATTGGCGCTGGTGGTGCAGCCGCTGGTGGCGCAGCAAACAGGACAACAGCAACCACAGCACCTGGTTCGGTTGGTTCTTCTTCATCTGCGTTTTCATTGATTTCTGGTGGTGGAGGATTTGGAGGAGACCAAGACTACACAGCATCCCAGCCAACAACTCATACTGGTTCGGGCGGAGGTGGTGGAGGAGGAACCAATCTACCTTCTCAACAAACCGCAGGAGCCGCTGGTTCACAAGGGACAGCATATGCTGGCATCGCTGGGGTACAAAACAATCGTGGCGGTGGCGGTGGCGGTGCTGGCGGTGTCGGTAGCGGAGCAAATGGAGGTGCTGGAATAGCAAACTCCATAACAGGTGTATCAATAACTTATGCAAGCGGTGGTGGCGGCGGTGTTTTTTCTGGCTCTGGTGGGACAGGTGGAACAAACGCTGGCAACGGTGGTTCATATAATACGGTAGATGCAACGAGTGCTGTTGCAAATACTGGGTCTGGCGGTGGTGGTGGTGGTGGGACGCTTTCTGGTAACTTTTATGCATCATTTGCAGGCGCAGGTGGTTCGGGTGTAGTAATTCTTAGTTACCCATCCACTTACACAATAACTATCGGTGCAGGGTTAACGGGCACAACGGCAACAGTCAGTGCAAGCAAGGTAACAACACTTACCGCTGGTACGGGAAACGTGAGTTGGTCATAATGATTATTAACCACAAAATTATTTTAGGAGACATATGCCTTTAGATTTCACAGACTCACCAACTGAAGGTAACACATATAACGCTGCAGGCAAGACTTGGTTGTATAATGGAACATCTTGGACCCTTGTCGGAGTATCGACAGCGGCACCAAGTAACTTTTTTAATCTAGATGGTGGTAAAGCCGCAACAATTTACGGCGGTCTTACCTCTATCAATGGCGGAGGAGCAACAGGCTGATGGCAATACAAATCCAATTACGTCGCGATACAGCCGCCGCTTGGACTGCCGCTAACCCAACTCTTGCTGAAGGCGAAATTGGTTTAGAGACAGACACCACTTTCTACAAGATTGGCACAGGCTCCACGGCTTGGACTGCTTTGGCTTACGGCTCTATTCAAGGCACACTTGCTAACGGCGCTGTAACAGCCGCAAAAATTGCTTCCGATGCTGTAACCACAGTAAAGATTTTAGACGCCAATGTTACGACGGCAAAGATTGCCGACGATGCAGTCACAGCCGCAAAACTTGCCGATACAGCAGTAACTGCTGGGTCATACACAGCAACGAATATCACAGTTGATGCACAGGGTAGAATTACTTCTGCTTCTAACGGAACTGGTTTTGATGCATTTGATGACCAAGTTTTCTTAGCAACACAAATATGGTCTTAAGGAGATAACACATGGCAACATTAAGTAAATTATGTTTACAACCAGCAGGTACTACAGGTACAGGCTTGGGTATCAAAGTTGCCGCCACAGCAACAGCCGGAACGGCAATTCATACTGCGTCGGCTACAGCAACAACGGTTGATGAGATTTGGTTGTATGCAGTCAATACTTCTGCTTCTGCGGTTAAGTTGACGATTGAGTGGGGCGAAGCGACAGCACCTGATGGCAACATTGAATTAACGGTTGCCGCAGAATCAGGTTTGGTTCTTGTTGCCCCAGGACTCCTACTTCAAGGGAACGCTTCTGCAAAAGTCGTGAAGGCTTTCGCCGCAACAACAAACGTAATTGTTCTTCACGGATACGTTAACCGAATTACGGCATAAGGCTTACCTAGATGTCTAGGTTTGATAATCGTTCTAGGGTTTCTACTTATACTCAGTCTTGGGTTAGTGGTGAACCTGATTTCGGTGCGTTTGAATCTATTGCTACCACGACTTTGAGTACTTCTACTGCGACAATTGCTTTCAGTTCCATCCCTGAAACCTATAAACATTTGCAGGTTCGTTATTTAGCAAGAACGGACAGGGCAGCATTTGAAGATATTGTTTTAGTTCGTTTCAATAGTGATACTGGCTCAAACTATTCACGACATTATCTTTACGGAGATGGCGCTTCTTCTGGTTCTGGCGGCGCTGCTTCCCAAACATACATCCTTACAGATGGTTGCACTGGTGCATCAACTACTGCAAGCGTTTTTGGGTGTGGAGTTTTAGATGTTTTTGATTATGCCAACACAAACAAATATAAGACCCTTCGTGGACTAACTGCATATGACAGAAATGGTGGTGGATTAATTGTTGCTAATTCTGGTAACTGGCGTTCAACTTCTGCAATTACCGCAATAACTATTACTTCGTTTAATAGTGCAAACTTCGTGCAATACTCATCGTTTGCTTTGTATGGGGTTAAAGGATAGTTATGGCTGTTTCAGCGTATGAAGTAATCAGTACACAAACATTGGGTACTGCTGTCACTTCGGTAACTTTTAGTTCTATCCCACAGACATACACCGATTTGGTTGTGGTAGCAAACCACGATGTCACTGCGGATGCGGTAACAGGTGTTCAATTCAACGGTGACACTGCATCAAACTATTCTGCAACTTATTTGTGGGGACAAGGTACTGTGGCAAATAGTGGTCGTGAAACTAGTGCTGCTAGTGCTTTTGCTTTCTATGGTTCTGCTGCTAGTGGTTTTGCTCAGGTAATTATTCAAGTAATGAATTACAATAATGCGACAACATACAAATCTTTCATATCTAGAGAAACTGATGCTGCCGTAGAAACTTTAGTAGTTGTTGGATTATGGCGCTCAACTGCTGCTATCACATCTTTGGTTTTGTTGAGGCGTAGTGGAAACTTTGCTACTGGTTCAACATTTACTTTGTATGGCATAAAGGCGGCTGCGTAATGGCTACCTATAATTTGATTTCAACAGTTACGGTAGGTTCAGGCGGTGCAGCCACTATTGCGTTCACTTCTATCCCTGCAACTTACACGGATTTGAAAGTTGTTACATCTTTCAGAGCAACTGGTGCGCGTACTGAAGATGCACTTCTTATTAGATTTAATTCAGATTCTACTGCAGCAAATTACACAATTAAAACACTTCGCGGCAATGGCTCAGCGGCATCATCTGAAAATATAACAAGTGGTTATGCTGGTGCATATGTGGGTGAATTTAATGGGGGCACATCAACTACTAGCACATTTACATCAGGAGAAATTTATGTTCCTAATTACACAAGTGGAAATCAAAAATCTTTTTCATCAGATATAGGGTCAGAAGGAAATCAAACAACTGCGTATCTTCACTTAATCGCAGGAAAATGGAGTGGAACTACATCAATCACCGATATTTTATTTATTGACCACAACGCAAATAACTTTGCACAATACTCATCAGCATCTTTATACGGAATCAAAAACAATTAACAGTTAGGAAAAACTATGGCAACAAAACTAATCATCAATTGCTCAACGGGCGAGCAGACCGAAGTGGAATTAACCGCAGAAGAAGTCGCACAACGAGAGGCTGACGCTGAAGCATTCGCTGAGCAGGAAGCAATTCGTTTCGCTGAAGTTGAGGCTAAAGCATCAGCAAAAGCATCTGCGCAAGCAAAACTTAAGGCACTCGGTTTGTCGGATGCTGAAGTAGAGGCTTTGGTCGGCTAATGGGTGGGAGTCGTACTCGTG